GTGTTACCAGATTTTTGTAACTTGGTTACGCCGACCAGCCACAGCACGACACGAAATCGGAAGTGCAAAATTTAATTGGACACAATCGAATTACAATGGAGGTGCAACGCATGGCGAAAAAGAAGACGAACCCGAACCGCATCCTCATCTCACAGGCCGAGGCGAACCGCATGGTCAACGAGGCCACCAACCGAGCCATCTCAGCGGCCTTTGAGATGATGCTCTACATCCTCATCGACAAGCACGATGCACCGCACGAGGATGTGCAACAACTGGCGAGGGAACTGGAGTGGTTGGCGGCATCGCTCTACTCCAACGCACCCGGACACCTGACTTGGGGCGATGTCCACAGGGTCTTGGATGAATACAACGTGCGGATCAGATATACGCACGACAAGATTAAACAGGAGGCAACAGCATGAACGACTCACAAAAATCCATACTTGTCCACGCCATCAATCACTTCGGCGTGGATCACCAGATTGACAAGGCACTCGAAGAGATCGGCGAACTTATCACCGAGTTGTCTCGGCGGCGCACAGACCGAGGGAGCCGGGAGAAGATCGCACTTGAGATTGCAGATGTCCTTATCACGGCAAACCAACTCCGCATCATCTTCGGCGCAGAGTTGGTAGACAAGAACATCGACAACCAGCTTATGAGATTGCGGAGTGAGATCAACAGCGACATCGACAGGGTGAAGAAGCTGAACCCTGAGGTCTACCACCGCAACAAAACCGATTGACAAAGCTGGGCCGAATTGGTAAAATGCAAGAGAAAGAGGTGCTATAGTGGAAAGCTTAAAAATCGAGTATATCCCGGTGGGGAAACTCAAGCCCTACGAAAAGAACGCCAGAAAGCACAAGGACTTTGATGTTGATGCCATCGTGAGGAGCATCGAGGAATTCGGATTCTCCGATCCCATCGGCATCTGGTCTGACAAGAACATCATCGTGGAAGGTCATGGTCGGCTCATGGCGGCGAAGAAACTCGGCATGACCGAGGTTCCTTGCATCCGACTCGACCACCTGACCGATGAACAGCGCAGAGCCTACGCACTCGCCCACAACAAGACCGCTGAGAACTCCGAGTGGGATTTGGAACTGTTGCCGCTTGAACTGGAGGAGATCGTTGACATTGACATGACTCAGTTCGGGTTCGATGTTCCTGAGGACGAGCCAGAGATCGAGGAGGACGAGATCCCCGAAGTCTCTGACGAGCCACAGGCGAAACTCGGCGACATCTACCAACTCGGACGGCATTGGCTGATGTGCGGAGACTCCACGAGCGAGGCTGATGTGCGGAGACTCATGAATGGTGACGAGGCCGATTTGGTTCTCACCGATCCTCCGTATGGAATAAGCGTGGTCGGTGGGGACAAAGCGTTTGGAAAAGTCGGTGGGGGAAACATTGTAGAGAGTCACATTTATTCGGCTATCATCGGCGATGACACGACCGACACAGCGCAAGCGAACTATGAGATCGTCAAGGAGTTGTCAAAAAACCAGATCATTTTCGGCGGCAACTATTTCACCGAGTTTTTGGCTCCGTCAAGGTGTTGGGTTGTATGGGATAAACAGAACACGGGCAATTTTGCCGATGCTGAATTGGCGTGGACATCGTTTGACAAGAGTGTTCGTCTGTATCACTTTTTGTGGAACGGTTTATGTCGTGAGGGGAGTCGTGAGGTCGAGGGAAAGACAAGGGTGCATCCGACTCAGAAACCAGTCGGACTCATGGCAAACATCATCAAAGATTTCTCCGAGGACGGAGCGAATGTTCTCGATTGTTTCGGTGGTTCTGGCTCGACTCTCATCGCCTGTGAGCAGACGAACCGCAACTGCTACATGATGGAACTCGATCCGCACTATGTTGATGTCATCATCGCTCGGTGGGAAAATCTGACAGGAGAAAAGGCGGTGCTTCTCAATGAGTGATGTCGCCGCAGAGATCGCCAGAGTAAAGACGGCGATCCAAAAGACAACAAGTCCGCATCTGAAGCGAGACTATATGAAGCACCTGAGGAAACTTGAGCGAATGCAAAACGAAAGGAGGCGTTGTCATGGCGTTGAATCCGCAAAATCTGACGAACCTCAAAGACCGACCTGAGGAGGAACGGCGAGAGATCGCCGCAAAGGGTGGTCACGCACGAAAGGCCGCACTTGACCGCAAGAAGAGCCTCAGACTGGCGTTGGAGGAACTGCTGACATCCGATGTCAAGCTGAAGAACGGCGGCACAAAAAGCGGCGCAGAGGCTCTGGCGGCAAAACTGTTCGAGCGAGGCTTGAACGGCGATGTCAAAGCGTTTGAGACGATCCGAGCGACAGTCGGACAAGACCCGGTGCAAAAGGTCATGGTCGCCGATGTCGATCAGGCCACCATCGAGGAGGTCGAAGCGGCGGTGTTGGGCGATGACCAGACAGCAAGCGATTGAGTTCCTCCGAGATCGGCCTGTCGAGTTTGCACATCTGCTCGGCCTGAACAAGCTGGGCGACCTTCACAATCGGTGGATAAAGGACATGGTGAGAGGCAAGGATGACCACACACTTCAGGCATCCAGAAATACATACAAAACGACCTCGGTGTCTGTCGCTCTTGCCATCATCATCCTCCTGTTGCCGAGAAAGCGCATCCTTTTCATGCGAAAGACCGATGATGATGTAAAGGAGATTATCAAGCAAGTCCAGAAGATTCTGCTCGATCCGCATACGCAGTATTTTGCCCAATGCATCTACGGAATCGGCATCAGGCTGACCACTCAATCGGTAAACGAGGTAAACACCAACCTCAACAGCGACATTAAAGGGTCGAGCCAGTTGTTCGGCATGGGCATTGGATCCTCTCTGACTGGCAAACACTTTGACTACATCTTCACCGATGACATTGTTAATATCAAGGATCGCTACTCACGAGCAGAGCGAGACAGAACGAAACTCATCTATCAGGAACTCCACAACATCGTCAACCGAGATGGGCGAATCTACAACACAGGAACTCCGTGGCACGAGGAGGATGCGTTCTCGATCATGCCAGAACCAGAGCGGTTTTCGTGCTACCACCCGGAGATTGCCAAAATCATTTCCGAGGAGGAACTTGACGAACTCCGTGACTCGATGTTGCCATCGCTGTTTGCGGCGAACTACGAACTGAAATTCATCGCCTCTGAGGACTGCATCTTCCTCAACCCTCAGATGGGTGCAGACCCGGCGAAGGTGGAGCAGGGAACGGCGCACATCGATGCGGCCTACGGTGGCGAGGACTACACCGCCTTCACGATCTGCAAGAGAGACGGCGACACCTACTATGTCTACGGTCGCCTGTGGAGACAGCACGTTGACGAGTTGCAAGACAAGATTATCGAACTCCGGGAGCGGTTTAACGCTGGCAAGATCCTTTGCGAGGACAACGGCGACAAGGGCTATCTTGCGAAGAGCCTCAGACGGCGTGGCGAGCGGGTGTCCATCTACCACGAGAACATGAACAAGTTCATGAAGATCACGACTTACCTCAAAGGGGTGTGGAAAAACGTGGTCTTCGTGGCTGGTACGGATGAGGAGTATATCAACCAAGTTTGCGATTACACCGAGGATGCGGATCATGACGATGCCCCAGACAGCTTGGCATCGCTGATTCGGGTGTATTGGAAAAAGGGCAACAACCAACAAAATTATGTCCCGATCTGGTGATCGGTGAAGGGAGTGAATCTATTGAAAACATACCAAGACTTGATTCAGGTCGGCGACAACGAGCAAAATCGAATCGACTTCATCAAGGCTGTGATCAGCGAACACATGGCGAGTCCTGTCTATCGCACGGCAATGGTGGCGCAGGACTATTATGACGGCATCAACACCACCATCACGAACTACAACAAATACATCCGAGATGTCTATGGACGGAACATCCCTGACATCTGGTCGCCGAACCACAAGATCGCCTGTCACTACTACGGCTACCTCATCAACCAACTCGCTCTGTTCATGCTCGGCAACGGCGTGTCCTTTACCGAGGCTTCGACCAAGGAAAGACTCGGAAAGAACTTCGACAAGGTCATGGTCGGCCTTCTGATCGATGCGCTGAATGGCGGCGTGTCCTACGCATTCGCCAACATGGACAGGGTAGAACCGTTCTCGTCAAGGGAATTCGCTCCGCTCTATGACGAGGAGACAGGCCACCTCCGCTCCGGCGTGAGGTTCTGGCGGTTAGATCCTCGCAAGCCGCTCAGATGCACCCTCTACGAGGAGGACGGCTACACCGAGTACATCGAACCCATCGGCGAGAAGATGACGATCCTCAACCCGAAGAGGGCGTACATCGAGAAGGTCAGCGCATCGGCGGCGACCGGGGAAATCAGCGTGGAGGGCATGAACTATCCCACCTTTCCCATCGTTCCACTCTACAATGTGTCGAAACGGTCGGAGTTGGTCGGCAACCGTGAGGTGCATGATGCGCTCGACCTGATGCTGTCTGGCCTCATCAACAATGTGGACAGCGGCGAGGTGGTATACTGGATTCTGAAGAACTCTGGCGGCTTCGATCAGGTTAGCATGAACCAGTTCCTCCAGACCCTCAAGACGAGCCATGTTGCCGCCGTTGACTCTGAGGACGATGTGACGGCGCACAGTCCTGCCGTCAACTTCCAAGCCTCCAAGGAGGCCATCGAACAGTTGCGGAGGCAAATCTTCGACAACCACATGGGGTTGGATGTCAAGGAGATCGCTGGCGGTGCGGTGACGGCGACTCAGATTCGAGCGGCCTATGAACCGCTGAACAGCAAGGCCGATCTGGTCGAACTGAGGGTGACGGAGTGCATCAACGGCATCCTGTCCGTGTTTGGCATCGATGACGAGCCGACCT